AGACGTTCCCATATCCCCAGACATCGTGCCAACCATGATAATGGTTTGCTATCTCGGCCACAGTTAATATATGACCTCCAATTGTTACTACACCGCCCGCATCAGATATTGAGGCTCGGCCGCCTGTGGCATGAGCGGCATAAGTGCTGCCAGCACCTAAAACGAATTTGCCTCTTGTATCTGGAAGAATTATGCCGTTCTGAGTGGACCCATCACCTATATGCCAGCCACTTGGTAAGTTGGTATCATCTCCATTCCAGGCAAAACCGATGCCTGGAGAGAGCAGACTGCCTATAAGTTCATTAAAATGTTTGCCATCTACAAGGTCACAATCCAATCCCGAACCGGTGCCCATGTGTGTTAGACTAAAGAATTTGGTGTCTGCTATCGCCTTTTCATAATAAAGGTCATCATGGAGATGGACATCGATATCTTTTTTTGCTTCTGAGAACTGAGTCTCAAAAAAGTTCATCAGGCGAGCTGATCTGGGTGTCGTCGCGGTGATAATCTCAGGGACATAAACCATATCTATCGCCTCAAAATATACGCATACGCCTTTGACTTAGGAAGCAGAGGCACTGCACCCGAATGGAGGATTGAATTGTCATCATAATACCCTGTATTGGTATAAGTCGAACCTGGATGACCATGCTCCGACGGAGAAACATTAGGTATGCCGTTAATGTCACGAGTGATATCTGCATAACCTTGTACTGGTCCCACATTACCCATCGGATAATCAGAACCAGCTGCATCAGAAGTGCCAGTATTATATGTATCCGAATATGTATGTTGATGTCTTGGTATCTGGTTCGTTGTTAAAGCGACTGCTGTCGGATCGAACGCAGAACAATAAGGTGTAACTGAGGCACCGCCTCCACTTTGCCCAGGAGAATAACCACCACCAGCTCCTACCAACAATCGGCCTCGGAAGTCTGGAGTACTATTTAAGCCGTTACAATGTAACCATCGAGCCGTAGGTATGGCTGCAATTGACTTGGCCCACAATGCGATAGCACCGGAAGGGATAGCCAAAGCCTGCAATTGTGCCAAATTGTAGCCATCGACTGATCCGGCATCTATCAGGCATCCATGTCCAGTATCTGATCTAGGTAATGTTGGATGTGCAGGGGTGCGAAAGAATGTTTCGTTTGCTCCAATTCCTGGATCGCCCAACTTTGGATAATAATTGTCGTCATGCAGATACTGAGTAATATAATCCTCACCATTTTGTGCTTGCGTTTCTAAATTGTTGAGACCATAAACCTTATCATCGATACTCATTCCCGTTTCTTTCCAACTCGTAGGAACATATGGAACATACGTCATAAGAGGCCTCGATCTAAATTTATATACCTTTGACATCCGATACATCAAATTGAATAGATTCCAAATGAGTTTTGGTATGACTGTAGGCGAACTTATCTGTTTCTATGCCGCTTCCTGGTGTCATCGATGCCTCAACCCCTGACCAGAATCCTATTGCAGTGATATCTACATCATTGGCTTCCACAGCAAATATTATTCCTATTGTATCAATCTCTGTTTCGGCATCGTTTTCAGTCTGGTTGGCAATCACCTTTCTCATGAATTCGGTATCAACACCACCGACTTTCTTATAGAGAACTAGATAACTGAATCGATCCTCTTCAGCGAAACATGGAAAATCTATGCTCGAGGGTGTAACCCCTTCAACAACCGAGATGAAAGGATTGGGGTGGTATGATGACAACCAGTTCTTTGAGAAACTTTCGACTCCTTGCCAGGCCGATGTATCCAAACTCACGTTCTGGATAGCCTGGGCTTTCAGGTTTGAGGCTATTTTGCAAAATATCTTAGTCCAAGAAGGATCAACAGGACCTAATGCCGCTTCCACAGTATAAAGAATATGACCATCAATAAACTCGGTATCTACTGCTAGAATTAATAAATCGACTTCATCCAACCCGAAATAGTCTAATGTCACGGTCTGAAGAGTTCCGGCAGCAAGACCAGGATTATAGGTCTTGTAATGGAGTAGAGCTCCTTCCTGAGCATAGTTCCCTAACAAACCTTCAGCCATTGCTATAGCCGAATCTACATCCAGAATAGAAGCATCGACATATATGTTCTCGACTTTTCCAGACCCGAACCCCATCAACAACTTGTTCCTGGTTATCTCGGCGGCTCTTTTGACTTGGGTGACTAAAGGATACTGACCATAATATTGAACTGTGGCAGTGTCGCCAGCCAGGGGCGTTCCCCCATCGTCCTGATAAATAGTATTATCGCCTTCATTCCAATACCAATCCTGACCAGATTCAACGCCTTTAATTCCTACATTTTTAACAGATCCATTAATGGTGATTATAGGTTCTTTAGCCAACGGGAACCCCAAGGGGAACGACTTTGAAACCCCATCTCCTTTAATGGCCTCAGTTCTTATGGGAGTTAGGGCCTTGCCGCCGTTGACCCATTGGACATTCCTATAGTCCGCGCCGCTAGGAGTCCAATCCAGACCTTCAGAAAACAGGATTTCTGAGCCGTCTAAGATTGGCCAGGCAGCCGGATAAGTAGTATAATCTACAAAATATAATTGTTTGTTTTGATCAATCCACCAAGTAAACCCACACAGTTTAGCTAAGGTATCCAACGCATCAGAACACATGACGAACGAGAATAGTTGATCAGGCAGAACTCCGCCATCCTGGATACTACTAATACCATCGTCGAATCCTTCAGTAATACCATCTTCAGCCAAAACTGCCAGGATATCATAGGCTATGGTTAAAGATGAAGGTGCGACATAAGCCTTATTGAAAACTCTTTTCTCGGCGATCAGATGATAATCCGAACATTGAATAGAATGAGTTAATACCGGCACTCCCGTGTCGTTTCTCGTGACCACCTCAACCTTATTACTAACTATTAGGCCGCCAAAAAGGATCGACATATCGGCAGGATCAAACACCAAAACTTCTTGTCCCTGTTGAAAGAGGTACTCTGCGGTTTCATCATAGACCTCTAGTTCGGCTGTGCTTCTCTCTTCAATCCTCTGATGTAGGGTAGCTTGACCATCTAAGACGAGCTGATCGCGGAGTTTAAACCAATCATCCCAGGACCCAGTAGGGTATAGAGCGTAATCATCGTCCCAGGATGCGTCGCCTAGCCAATCATTCCAGACACCCAGAGGATAAGCAGCATAATCAGCGTCCCAGGTGCCATCTGGCAAAGTGTTCCAGGTGCTAATCGTATCATCAATCAGTTCGTTCCAGGTGGCGGCATTCCATAGGTGAACCCCGGCTATATCGACTAGCATCTAGAACCTCTATTTACACTAATTTTCCAGTGGACCAAGCATAATATCTACGAACCTGTTGAGGCGTAAACACTATACCTTGTGCAACCCAAAATTCATCCATTGATCCCGTATAATAATAGAGTGGGGTTCCATTAGGTTCATTACATCCTAAGACATGATACTGAGATGATCCCCAACACCCTCCGGTTAATGTAGCGACTTGAACACCATCTAGATACACAAACCAGCCACCGGCAGCGCCTGCTGTTACTATCAGGTTATGCCATTTTCCATCATAAACAGTGGTCCATGAACAAGAGGGAGTTGTTGCATCACCTACAAAGACATACAATATACCATTTTGGACTATAAACCCAAAATTTTTAGCCGAGCCGATCTGATAGGTTGAATAAAAAGTGTCGCCTGAGTTGTTATGGGTGGTGTTGAACCAGAACGAAATTGTGCAATTGCTTGCTATTGCGACATAAGGCAATCCGATATACCCGGCCCCATTGAAATAAGCTCCTTGCCCAAACTTGCCATAAGCATTACCATAAGTAATAGTATGATCTGTACCATTCCGGGCATTCCCGCTAGAATCATTACTATTCCCCTCAAAATGGTACAAATAATTAGGTATTACCCCTGGCAACAAAGGCCAAACTACACCAAGACCCATTTATATCAGCCTCATGTCATATATCTCCAAGCTTCGGGAATCCGGAATATTTCGACATAAGCATCTGCACCCGGTGTTGTAGCATGACCTGATAGATAACTCAAGGTTATCAGACTGCCTGCCGCAACCACGGTATCGGCAGTTGTCAGGACACAATCGCAAACCGTCTCAGTGCCCAATGTTGCTCCCGCTGCTATTGGTGGTTTTGTAGTGAAGATAGAGGCCCCATCATCTAGGATATCCCATGTGGCCCCGGTCGTGGTCGGGCCGGTCTTATACCGAACCTGAGCCGAGATTATCAGCCAATCCTGTAAATTATATATCGTCTTGCCAATGTCCGCAGTTGCCGTATTTCCGGGCATCGTTCCGGGGATTATAAACACATCGCGTTCAATCATATGGATGCAATATTTCATTGCCGTAAATGATGCTGCTAAGGTGTTGCCTATAATTGTAAAAGTTACGTTGGGAGATCCATAAGCTGCTGCTGTTATCTTAGCGCATTGCCAACCGCCCCCGCTTTTTTGCCAAGAAATTATTGTCCCAGGCGAAAACATCTTATTATAAAGATTTGCGTTGCCAGTGTCCGTAACAGTGAATGAAGTATCA